AATTTGATGTCTAGGGTCTGCACCCATTTTAAATTCATGTCTTATTGTTGTTACCAGATGTTTGCCAGATAACTGTTTGTCGAGTTTATCTTCTGTGCCGGATGACGATGCAGCGATATTCAATTCAATGATATCTCCTGCTTGACTATATGTTTGGCCTGGAACTTGTATTTGTAGTTTGATACCACGTTCAAATTGTCTCATTCTAGATTTTCTTCTTTGCAGTGTCTTTTCTAGATTGTCACTTTGATATGGATAATCTTCGGTTTCATAAAAATGTTTGGTCGCACTTGTTGTCGAAACATATAGTTTCGTATCTGGATAATCCACCAGACTTTTCTGCGTCCTCGCATCTGTAGCTTTTGAAATGATTGGAGACTTCCCATCTGTATGGGTGTCTTTCTCAAAATTCTCCAAGTAATTGAAGTCATAATCTTTGAGAGTTTTATTGTACAAATCGTGTACCCTTAATTTGGATGAGTAGAAACCTTCACTCATATTATATATAGTATCTTTAGTGCTTAAAACAGACATTTCAGTGATAGTTTCTAAGTTTTTTACAGGGTCAATTGTACCTTTTTCACTTAGTTGATTAGGTATGTTTTCTTTGTATACCATTGACGGTTCTTGGTCACATAACCCATCAATAGACCTAAAATGAAATCCTTTGGTTGTCTCATAAAATATATACGATGGTGCTTCTTTGTGTTGTTTAGAATTGGATATCTCACATAGGTGTTGGATTGTGGTAAATGGTTTCTTATTAGGCACTACCATCTTTACATGATTTGCAGTTGGTTCTACAAACAATTTTCTGGTTGAGTCCAGATAGTTCTGGTCACGCAATATCTTCTCTACAATGTCAGCAGGGTCACCTTTGTATGACTGTGATATTCTTGAAATCTGATTACGAAATGATTCTTGTGTGGTGAAGTTTACTGATACCAACAATGCACTGTCGTTTGCCTGTGCAACTGTGTTGATTTTGTAAACCTGTAAGGGTGTGGTCACATAGTCGATGACTGATGTTTCATCATCGTTGTGTAACTTGGGTGATTGTTGTGGTGTCTGAATCTTGAGCGAGAGTTTTTCTTCACCAATGATTGGTGCATTGAGTACAAGATTATTAGTATCCTTGAAGAGTAAATCTCCACTAATTGCATTGGAGTATATGTCTTCATAGATATTAATGTTTTCCAACAGGTTTGTAATGTCGATTTCTAGTCCTTTGGTGGTCAGTAATTTACACTCTTCAACTAGAAACTCGCCTGCAAATTGCAAGTCACTCTTGGCCATTATGCACCTTCTTTAATTTTCTTTTCAAATTCCTTAACGAAATCTTCAATGAATCTAGGTTGTATCAATCGTATCTGTGATTTTTGTTCTTGTAACTTCTGTTCATATTGGTAGTTAGACACAGCAGTTGCAGATGCATAGTCTGTAGTATTCATACCAACATCAATTACTTCAGTTGTGTCACCAGATGTTTGAGTAACCTCATAATGATGTATTGCATCTGGATTACCATATCGTTCTTTCACATACTGTTCAAATGTTTGTTGTGACATAGGCCAATGATGATAGTAATCAACAATATCGTTTGCGACAAGAATTGTCCAGTGTAGTTCTGCGTCACCATAATACTTGTGTGCAATAATCTCTGGTGCTTCACCATCCTGTACATCATAATAATCAAAATCAATCAACTGATTCTTTGTTGTGAGTTTTACTCTGCGAAAAATATCCTTCATAATGGTTTCTCTACCATCACCTTTAGCATCATACGATAAATTTGGAAACATTGAAAAATATGACATCTAAAACCCCTCGACAATTTTTTCTCTGGTGATAACTTCCAGTTCTTTGAATTGTAATTCGATGTTGGTTTCGACAGGTGGAGCACCAGAACCATTAACACCAGTAGTTGGTCTAAAGAATTGTACTCTTTCACCACCATATGTTACGTTACATGATTCTAGAACTGATGTTGAAATTCTGTTAAGGAATCTGTTTGCACCACCACTGTAATAGTATTCAATATCAAATGTCGCTGGTACAATGAATGTTCTTGATGAATCTGCGGGCCCATCAAATGATGGTGCCATATAAAACCTAAACATATTTACGATACGGTCTACATTCTTTGCCTCTTGTTCAGACTTGGGCATCATCTTGAATGAGAATGAGAATCCTCTTCTTTGAACACCCTCAAATACCATTTCCATTCTGTTGTTTGTAACCTTACCACTTGAAATTTGCATTGATGCTTTTGCACCAGGCGCCGCAGTGTCTAATGCAGTTCTTAATGCCTCTTTACCAGTTTCTGCCGCAACATCACCAAACGCACCCATTGCTGAAACTGCTGATGCACTAAAGTCACCACCGTCTTGAAATCCTTTATACGCAGCAATCGCTGCAGCAGTCGCTGCACCAATCTCTACTTCACCATACTTTGATACCTGTTCTAAAGATACCTGTGCAGGCATATACAGTGCGATAGAACTAGAGACACGTTTTGTTGGTGCTCGTTTTACTGACAATGTTGATGTTCCACCACCACCGCCATATGATGTTCCTCCTGCTGAAGAGGCAGCACCACCAGAAAATGATATATTTGCATTTGCTTGTTCATTAATAAAGAACTGGACGTAATGTCCTTGGTCAGCACTACCCAAATCTTCTGGATACGACAGTTGACTTTTCTTAAAATTTGAACCTTGCATCTGACGAAATCCAGATGCTGTATTTAATTCATGTGGTGAACTCATTGTTTAATATCCTAATAAATATCCTTATATATTATTTATTTAGGTGTAATGACATGGCATACCGTGGAAGATACAGTCCATCCAATCCAAAAAAATATAAGGGTGACCCTTCTAATATTATTTATCGTAGTCTCTGGGAACGTAAGTTCATGGTATATTGCGATATGAACGATAAGATAGTTGAATGGGGTTCTGAAGAGTTCTTTATACCATACCGTTCACCTATTGATGGTAAAATACACCGATACTTCCCAGATTTCTACGTCAAGGTTAAAACTAATACAGGCCCAAAGAAGTGGGTTGTTGAGGTCAAACCCAAGGTACAATGCAAACCCCCAAGAACACCCAAACGCAAGACTAAGAAATATATCAATGAGGTTCGTACTTTTGCAGTCAATGAAGCAAAATGGATGAATGCAAAAGAGTGGTGTAAGGACAGAAATATGGAGTTTATCATCTTAACTGAAGTTGAATTGATGATATAAATAGAAGTATGGCAGAGTTAAATTATTTCGACCAGATATCGAACCAGATAAAAACAGGTAATGAACCGTTCAAATGGTATCGTAATCGTATTAAAGAATTAGGTACACCTAGTGTGCCTGAACTGTTGCGTAGTGGTAAATTGAATAAAACACCAGTTGGAAAATCTTTGAATATGTTTGTATATTCTCCAAAGGGTAGAAACAAATTACCATACTATGATACGTTTCCTCTAGTACTTCCACTGAAGAGCATGGAAGGTGGATTTCTGGGTCTTAACTTTCACTACCTACCATATGCGTTAAGAGCAAGACTTCTTGATGCAGCAGGGGGTGACAGTTTGAATGTTAGTGCAATAGAAAAGAATAGACTAACCAAACCATGTATTAAAAGATATCTGTTTGGGTATACACGTTCTATGTTTCGTAAGGTTGATGATGAAGATAATCTAACTGCAATCATGTTGCCAGTACAAAGATTTAAGAAAGCGTCCACCAGTGAAGTGTGGGCAGATTCAAGGAAGATGATTTAATGGCACAAGTATCACAAACACAAGGTCTTGCTGCTCTGAAAAGTAGTGACTTTTCATATGCAAGTAAATATGAAACAGAAATAACATTTCAAGGTGTCACTAACAAAGACAGAAATCTCACTATTCGTTGTGATAACATAACCATGCCAGGCAGAAACCTTCGTACTGTTATGAATGGTAATGTTTATGGCCCACCACATGAAATGGTACAGGGAACTACATTTGGTGAAATCGCAGCAACATTCTATTTAAGTTCAGACATGAGAGAACTTAAAACCTTCCATGAATGGCAAGACAAAATAGTAAACCCAGATACATATGATTTAAACTACTACAAAGAGACAGTGGGTGTAGTAAAGATTTTCTCTCTAGATAAAAGTGAGAACAGAACTTTTGGTATTGAATTAGTAGAAGCATTTCCAAAAACCATAGACCCAATACAGGTAGGACACGCTTCACCTAACACAATAAATAAAGTTGGAGTGTCTTTTCAATATAGGTATTGGAAACACGCAAGAGTGGCCGTTGCATCCGTATTTGCAACTTAATTAACATAATGCATTAGGAGAATATAGTATGGCATTACCACAGTTAAACGCCCCCAGTTATCAGATGGAAATTCCATCGACAGGGGAAGAGGTGAAATATCGCCC